AGAGAAGAGGGGGTTGCTGACTTGTGGACGTCGAACAGCAGATGCCGCTATTTCCCGATAACGTACCTCCTCGGGTCATCCGCTACTGGAAGGCCGTGAAACGCTGGTACAGCACGGGCACTACCAGGCCACCGATTCGCGAGGAGCTCTGTGGCAAGTTCGAGCCGCCAATTCAGCCCCGTACGCTCGATCACATCCGCCAGGACCGTGCCACGCGTCACCTGGTCGGTCGTTGGCCACCACAGCCCAATGACCGACCACCGTGGGAGATAGCGGCCGAGAACAACGTGGTCAAGTCGTCCGATGTGCCTGAGCCGCTGCAATTCAACGTGGTACAGGACGAGATTCACCATCTGTATCGCGTGCGCATGACGGCTTTTGACGAGGAAGGCGATCCGGTTGTGATCACGCAGTACTACGACAGCCTGACCAATCGCCTCGTGGACACCATCATCGAGCGCTTTCACGGCACCGCGGCGGTGGTGGTCGGCATCTTCATCTTTGGCGTGCTCGATTGGCTGAGCGACGGCAGGTTCGACGGCGTGGTGTGTCTGCTGGGCCTGCTGGGCTGTCCCGCGACCGCCTGAGCGCCACAAAATTGGCGAACCTGGTGAAGAAATTGGCGAGTCTATTGGCGACTCGGGCGTGCGCACACTGTGCGCTATGCCTGTCCTCCGTCCACCTGCCATCGTCGAAGACGACCTCGGCCCGGTTGGCTGGCGCGCGCTCCAGGAGCTAGCCGCTCAGCGCCGCCGCAGACCGCGCGACCAAGTCCTGCCGGCGCTGCAGTTCGTGCTGGCGAAATGGCTGGCTGGTGAGGACGTCGAGCCGAGCCGCAGCGATCTCGAAACGCTGTTTGGCAAGTCGCTCGAGTCGGTCGCGTAGCTATGTCCGTGTCCGACGGCATGCGCACCGGCACGTCCTTCGACTGGCGGCATGAGGGCCCCGAGGAAGCCAAGCGCGAGTGGTTTAAGTACTTGTATCGGGCGGGTGAGGCGATAACCGACGAGGACGCCTTCCAGGCAGGTTTTCTGAAGGGCGCGCAATGGGCGGTGCGCGCGACGTCGGCACTTAGCCCGGCCGTGATGGCCATGGTCAGTTTTGTGGACTGGGTTCACGAGCACGAGCTTGAGGTGGGCGAGTGATCGACGGTCACTGGCTGAGTGTGCGCCGTGACGACCCGCGTGCGTTCGCGTTCTATCGTCGCCACTACTCGAGCCTCAAGAACATGCGGCCGTGGCGCGCGCGCGTAACCAACTTTCTCGGCCCAGGCGAGTGTGTGGTGCTGCTGAGCAGTTGCGGCCGTGCCGTCTTCGCGTGGCAGCACAACACCATCAAGCGTTGGGACGGCCAGGCCGGCGTGTGTTGCACCCTGTTTCGCAACGAAGGCGCGGGCCTCTCGAGCGAATTGATCCACGAGGCTGATGAGATTGCCTGGCGGCGCTGGCCAGGCGAGCGGCACTTTACGTATGTCCGCGATGCGAGCGTTCGCTCGACGAATCCTGGCTATTGCTTTCTCAAGGCGGGCTGGCATCGCTGTGGGCGGAATGCCGATGGGCGACTGTCGGTGCTCGAGGTTTTGCCATGACGCGTGTGGCGCTCGCGGGACTGTTCGGCATCGTGCTCGGCATGCTGCTCAGTGCCGCGATCGGGCTCCACGCCCAGAGCGTCTACACGCCCGACGACACGCTCGCCGCGATTGACCAGTACAGCGAGGAGATCGGTATTTCCCGCGCCTGGCTATTGCGCGTGGTTCGCTGTGAAACAGGCGGCTCATTTGACCCGTACAGCATCGGTCGCTCGGGCGAGCTGGGCGCGGCGCAACTCCACCCGCGCGGCGAGCTGCAGCGCTTTTATGCGTGGGGGTATCTCGATCCGTTCTCGCCGTGGCAGGCGGTGCGCTTTCTGGCGCAACGGCTCAGCATGGGCGGCGCCCGAGCATGGTCGTGCGCTTGATCCTGTCGCTGTTCCCCGGTATCGGCCTGCTCGACATGGCGTTTGAGCAGGAAGGCTTCTGTGTCGTGCGTGGGCCTGATGTGCTCTGGGGCGGCGACATTCGCCAGTTTCATCCGCCAGGCGGCGTGTTCGATGGGGTCATCGGCGGGCCACCGTGTCAAGCGTTCAGCCGCCTCGCGGTGATGGTGCGCCACAACGGCTATGAGCCGAAGTTCGGCAATCTTATCCCCGAGTTCGAGCGCTGCGTGGTCGAGGCGTGCCCGGCGTGGTTCCTGATGGAGAACGTGCCGGCGGCGCCGCAACCCGTGGTGGACGGATATCTCGTCAGCCGGCATGTCGTCAACAACCGTTGGTTCTCTGATCCCGCGGAGATGGGCGCGGAACAGAATCGTGTGCGAGCACTGTCATTCGGACTCGATCGGCTTGTCTCTGACGCTTACGGCATCGCGCCCTGTTTGCCGTTCGACGTAGCGCTCTTTGAGCATCCCGCCGTCGCTTTAGGGGTCACATCCAGCGACGGCGGGGGAGTAATGCGCGGCCGGCGACCATTCGCGCTCACGGGACGCCATGCGGATCGCTTGTCGTGGGTTGCCCAGCCGGTACCGGCTGGGCATGGCGGCGGTGACAACTTGCCCAAAGGCTACGTCTACTCGCTTGAGGATGCCTGCGAGTTGCAGGGCCTGCCGCGCGACTTCACGGAGCACATGCCGTTCCGCAAGGACGCGAAGCTCAAAGCGGTCGCGAATGGCGTGCCACTGCCGATGGGCCGCGCGATCGCACGCGCCGTCAAACGCGCGATGGGCTACGAGGAGATGTCATGTTCGGCCTGAGTTTTCGCAAGCCGACACCCGATCAACTCGATGACGACGAGTACGTCTGGCCGATGAACGAAGAGGATCGCCAGCAACGGCTTGCTTCTCTCCGCGCGCACGTGCAGGACCTGCGCGCCGAACGCCTGCTCGAACCGCAACCACTCGAGCCCGCGCCTGTGCCGCGGCCAGTCCTGTACGAGCCGCCGGCTGAACGGCTGTATCCGCCGAGCGTGCCGTGGCGCACCGATCCGCCTGCCATGCCTGGTCTCTACTGGTGGCGCATACGCGGGCTGTTGCCCGAGCTCGAGCAGGCGGTGCGGCCGCGACTGTGCACCGTGGTCGACTTCGGCGGGCGGCTCGCGGTGCGCAGGCAGGGCACCGACTCGAGCACTTACCTGAGCGTGGCCGCGCTTGCTCGCGAGTGGGCCGGGCCCGTGGCGATCCCCGACGACGTACTGGCGCTCGAGGACCTGGAGCTGTGAAGCCAGGGCAGTGCGCGACGAAGGGCTGCGAGTTCGTACCACTGGTCCGCTCGCGCTATTGCCTGGCGTGCGACCTGGCGCGGCGACCTCGTCAACCCGACGTGCCGAGCGAGCAGCAGCCACTCGGGTCACGAATAAAGCCGCACGTCGTGAGCCAGGGCGAGACGCTGCAGGCGTACTCGCTGCATCCGCTCGGTGGATAGTGGAGCGCTGCTGATCGTGCTGCTGCTGCTTTTTGTAGGCCTGGTCGCGCTGCTGGCTTTTCTCGCGCTGCGAGGACGTGGCCGATGACACCCACGACCATCAGCGTGGTGTACGAGCGGAAATACAGCGACGGAAACTACGGCTCCGAAGGTCTGATGATGATGATCAGCCTGCCCGTCGAGGACTCAGAAAGCGCGAAGGATGCCCTGCACATCTATGCCGTGCTGCTGCGCCACCAGGTGCTCGAGGAGCTCGCCAAGTCGCCGGCGCCACGGGTAGCCCGCATCGCGGCCCAGGAGCTCGATCCGCATGCCCGCGTCGTCGCAGCCATCGACAACTCAGACGATCCGGAGGACCTGCCATTTTGAGCTCATCATCGATCACTAAACGATCGCCCGCGCCCCAGCCCGGACCGCTCGGCACCAGGCCGCTCGAGCTGCAGGACCTCGTCGAGCTGACCGGTTTCAGCCTGCCCGAGCTCGCCGAGATGGCCAGGCCAGGCGGTGTTGCCGCGAACGTCGACACGGCAGGCCTCGTCACGTTTTGTCTGGCGGCCAAGGCGCGCGGCCTCGATCCCCGTAAACGGCAGTGCTACTACATCCAGCGCGGCGGACGGTGGACGTTCCAGACAGGTATCGACGGCTTCTCGGCGATCGCCGCGCGCACCGGCCGCGATGGTGGCATCAGTGCGCCGATCTTCCGCGGCCACCTGGCGATCGACCTCGCTAACCACCAGGCGCTCGACGTGCCCGTGGAGGTCGAGGTGGTCGTCTACAAGCTCGTCGGCCCGCAGTTTCAAGTCCGCGCGGCGTTTACGGGTGTCGCCCATTGGGCGGAATACGCGCCCGCGGACATGACCGCGCCGGGTGCCACGATGTGGCGCAAGATGCCGCGGCGCATGCTGCAGAAATGCGCGACAGCGCAGGCGCTGCGCTACGCGTTTCCCGAGGAATTGGCCGACGTCGAGCTCGCCGAGGACGGCCCGCAGCAAACGCTTGAGGTGAACGAGCGCGCGCCCGCCTCGGCACCACAGCTCGAGCGACCCGGCCGCACGTATGACGAGGTTTTTGAGAGCGACGCCGAGATCGCCGCGCGGATGGCCCATGCCGCCACGCCCGCAGCATCGGAAGAGCCGCCGGCTGACGCCGACCAGCGCGAGATCGAACGCCAACGAAAGCAGGAAGGGCTGCTCTAGAAGGGAGGATGGTGCATGTTCCTGGCGCGCCTGATGGCGATCCGCTCGACGATCAACTCGGCCGGCCCGGTGACGCGGCTGCAGCTCGAGGTGGATGAAATTGTGGACGACATCGAATGGCTGACCGGCCATCTCGGCGAGGACGTGTGGGTCACGCTGAGCACGGGTGAGCCGCCGCCGCAGTCGCAGCAGCAGCAACTGCAGTTCGATGGCACGGAGCGCGCACGCGTCTAGTGGCGATTCGACTGTTGCGGGGCGATGCGCGTGAGCTGCTGGCCACGCTGCCAGGCTGCAGCGTGCAGGCATGCCTGACCAGTCCGCCGTACTTCGGGTTGAGAGATTACGGCACGCCGCCGCTCGTGTGGGGCGGCGATGCGGGGCACGGGCATGAGTTTGGGCCCGAAGTCCCCGGTGACAATCGCGGCGGCAGCGGGACATTCAACGGGCGCAACGGATACGGCGAAGGATACGGCCGAGATGCTGGCCGCGGCGGTTTCTGTGTCTGCGGCGCGTGGCTGGGCTCACACGGACTCGAACCGACGCCCGAGCTCTACATCGAGCACGAGGTCGAGGTCTTTCGTCAGGTGCGACGCGTGCTGCGCGACGACGGCGTGCTGTGGATCAACCTCGGTGACAGTTACGCCGGCAGTGGCAAGGGGCCGACCGGGCATAACGGAATTCAGGCTGAGGCTTCATGCATCGGATCGCCAGAGCGGGGACTACTCAGCAATCGACGCGTAAGCGGGGCGCGCGGCAGCGCAGGACCTGCAACCGCTGGCTACAAGGCAAAAGACCTGATGATGATGCCGGCGCGGGTTGCGCTGGCGTTACAGGCGGATGGCTGGTACTTGCGGTCGATGCTGCCGTGGCTGAAGCGCAACTCGATGCCCGAGAGCGTCACAGATCGACCGGCGAATGCGGTCGAATACTGGTTTTTGTTCAGCAAGTCGGCGCGGTATTTTTGGGATGCCGACGCGGTGCGGCAGCCTTCTCAGCCCATGCCACTTTCCGCAGTGAATAAGAGCGACTGGTACCCGCGTAAGAAGGATGGGGTCGCGCGCGAATCATTCAGGATGGACACGCGCGAATACAACCCGAACGGTCGCGCCTTCCGCAACAGCGAGCTGTTCTTTCAGACTTGGCAGGGGCTTTTGCTAAACGAGGAGGACGAGCCGCTCGCGCTGCTCGTCAATCCCGCGCCATACAAGGGCGCGCACTATGCCACGTTCCCGCCTAAGGTGCTCGAGCCGCTCATCAAGGCCTCGACACGCCCGGGCGACACGGTGTTCGACCCGTTCGCCGGCAGTGGCACCGTGGGCCTGGTGGCGGACCGGCTGGGCCGCGAGGCGATTCTGTGCGAGCAGAAACACGACTACACGGTGCAGGCCTTCAACCGCGTCACGGACGATGCGCCGATGTTCGTACAGGTCGAGATGGCGGTCTGATGGCGTGGATCGAGTCGCACCAGGCATTGGGCCACCATCCGAAGACGCTGCGGCTGGCGCGGGAGCTTGGCTGCAACGTGCCGTGCGCGGTCGGCTACCTGCACTTTCTGTGGTGGTGGGCGCTCGAGTACGCCACCGATGGTCTGATCGCTGCCGACAGCAAGCCAGTGATAGCGAGGGCATGCATGTGGAGTGGTAAGGCGGAGCGTTTCTGGGCGGCATTGATAGTGGCCGGGTTCGTGGAGCCGGCGGAGACGCCGCAACAATTACGCATCCATGACTGGCTGGACTACGCCGGTAAGTTGGCCGAGCAACGGGCGCTGCGCAGAGAGTCCAACCGGAAGGCTCAGTCAGCACGTCGTCAGCGCTTACGTCATGATGACGTCAGCGCTGATGTCAAAACACGTCAGCAGTCTACCGTACCGGACCGTACCGGTAATCATCTACCGGTCAGTCAGTCTGTCGGGTCTGTCGTACGTGCGCACGCGCGCACGCGAGGTGACGGTGGTCTGGCACCGCTCAGCAGCTCGCTCAACGCTGCTTTACCTGAAGAAGTGCGTCGCCGCTTGGCACAGCCGCCAATTCATGTCGCCGGCGACCAACCGACTGACCGACCGACGGTTTGATTTCTTGTTGAAGACGAACGGCCGTGCTCACACCTGCCGAAGCACGCGCGATCGCCAATGAATGGCGCGAACGCTTCAGTGATCCGGAAGCCTTTGCGATTTCCTGGTCGCGCTACATGGACATGGTCAAGCACAAGCGCTCACGCGCCGGCCTCGAGGCCTGGCTGCGTGCCGATGCCGAGCAGGACGAGGTACGCGCCGCAGGTTTGCCAGGCGAGCCATTACTGCCTACTCGCCAGCGTGTGGCGGTGGTGCTTGGCGATTGCCCGAACTGCGGTGGCGATGTGAACGCCTGTCCTGCCTGTCATGGCCTCGGCAGGATCAGACGCGACCTTGATGTCAACCAGCCACACTTCGGCGAGGCATTGCGCTGCCCGCTTTGCAATCATGGCTGAGCCATGGCGCGCGGTGTCCCGCATCCGCCCGAGCTGCGTGCCCAGGTGCTCGCGGCCATCATGGCCGGCACCACCATCAGCCAGGCCGCGCGCGACTTCGGTCTCGATCATGGGCTGGTGTCGCGATGGGTAACAGCGGGTGTGCAACCAATTGCACCAGAAAAACGACAACGCACCGACATCGAGTTGATCATGACCTACTTCCGCACGGCGCTCGAGGCCATGATTGTCCAGGCGCAGGTGTTCGGTGACCCTGCCTACTGTCGCGCCCAGGATGCCGACAAGCTCGGCATTGCCCACGGCATTCTCGGCGATAAGCTCGCTGGCGTCGCCGCAACAGCGCAGACGCTGGGCCTTATTGGGCCTGCACACGCCGCGCTCGGCACAGGCGCAGACGATCTGGACGCCCCCGCCTGAGGCGAAGCCCGACATCGGCCTGCTCGCGTTCCTCGAGGGCGCGTGGCCACTGCTCGAGCCGTCAGAGCCATTCATCGGCGGCTGGCACCTGGAGTTGCTCGCCGAGCACCTCGAGGCATGCGCTCGCGGACAGATCAGCGACCTGCTGATCAATGTGCCGCCAGAGACCACCAAGAGCCTGACCGTCGGGGTGTTCTGGCCGGCGTGGTGCTGGACGTGGCAGCCCTGGTCGCGCTGGCTGACGAGCTCGTACGACGCCCGTCTGGCGGTGCGCGACGCGTGGCGGACGCGGCGCCTGATGCAGAGCGACTGGTACCAGACCAGGTGGGGCGAGCAGTTCCGCTTCGCCTCGGACCAGAACGTGAAGAGCTACTACGCCAACGACCGCACCGGCTGGCGACTGGCGACCAGCATGGCCGGTGGTGTCACCGGTGAGCACGCGCAGTACGTGGTCGTCGACGACCCACATAACGTGCGCAAGGCCGAGTCCGACGCCGAGCGCGAGACGGTGCTCACCACGTGGCGCGAGGTGTATCCGTCGCGACGCTTGCCGGGCGGCGTGCGCGTCGTCGTCGGCCAGCGCGTGCACGAGGAGGATCTCACTGCCGACTGGCTTGAGCGTGAGGGCGCGCGCATCCACCACATCGAGCTCCCGATGGAATTCGACCCTGATCACACGCGCCCATCGCAACTCGAACCGTGCGCGTTTTCGGGAAAACCGCACGAGATTCGCACAGCTTCTGCACAACTTTTGAGCCCTCAGCGCTTCAGCGCCGAACGCATTGAGCAGTTAAAAATCGACCTCGGGCCGTACGCCTATTCCAGCCAGTACGACCAGCGGCCGTCACCGCGCGCTGGCCTGGTGCTCAACCCCGGCTGGTTCGTCGATCGCCCGTCTGATCTGGATCTCGAGGCGTGCGACATCGTCCAGGCCTGGGACCTCAACTACTCGGAAAAGGACTCGAGTGACTGGACCGTCGCCGTCACCGTCGCCGTCGATCGAAATCCACAACTGCCGATGATCCACGTCCTCGACGTGTACGCCGAGCACCTCGGCGAACAGCGGCATGACATCGCTTTGGCCGAGTACATCGACATCTGGCGACCGCTGCTCGTCGGCATCGAAAAGCGCGCCTACGAGCACCAGGGTGCCACGCGTGATCTGGTTCGCAACATCGAGCGTCTCACTCAGCACAAGCGGTGCCATATCGAAGGGGTCGAGGCCGATGCCGACAAGATCGCGCGGGCGATGATCATCACCGGGCGGGCCAAGGCCGGCCATATCAGCGTCGATCGCAAGGCACCGTGGTGGCACGCGCTCTCGAGCGAGATGTCACGCTTTCCCCGCTCGGCGCATGATGACCGGGTCGACGCGCTGGCGTATGTGGTCAGGCTGGCCGTCGAGCGATTGGCGAACGTGCGAGCGATGCTGATCGCGATGTCCGGGCCCGTCGCGGTGCGTCACTCGGGCGCGCTCGTGGGCGGCAACCGCAAGTGGCGCGAGGAATGACTAGCGTGTGTGTCTGTGGTCATACGCAGCGCCACCATGCCGGCGTCAATCTGAAAGGAAAATGCTGCGTCAAGCCATGCCCCTGCAAGCGCTACAAGGAAGCCTAGACATCGACTCGTACACTGGAGACGCCATGGCCACCACCATCAACGTTGGCGAGATCAAGGTGCAGCTCGACGACGCGCAGTCGAGCACGATCTACATCGACATCCCCGGGTGTGACGACGAGGCCGCGGCCGGCGCGCTTGCCCAGGGCCTGCATATCGAACGCGATCTGGTCCGCGAGAAGTGGGCGGTGCGCAGGGCCACGCCTGACGAGCAGGCCGAGGCGGAGGCAGCCGCGGAGGCCTCGAAAACAGCGGATACAACCACAGTCGTCACCGCCTAGCGCAGGTGTCGGAGATCGTCCGGCGCTACGTCCTGGACGCTCGCGGCGAGCCGGTGCTCGAGACCGGTGATTAGCGCAGGCGACGTCCCGAGCTGCACGCAACTGGCCACCATGTGGTGGTCCAAGTACAACGAGTGGCAGTCAACGCGTCTGAAGGTGCGCGACTGTCGCGACTGGCTCAACAACCGCATGGACCCGGTCGTGCCCAAGGACTTCGCCGCGATCGCCGGCAATCTCGCGGTGAAGCTTCCCTATGCCGTCACGGTGCCACTGCACGCGGTGCAGATGCTGTCCGGCAAGCGGCCCCGACTCCACCGCGATCCGATGGGCAAGAGCATTAATGCGCGCACCAATGCCTCAGACCTTGAGCTGTGGGCCAACTCGTGCATCACCGCCATCGAGGACCAGCACGGCGCGTTCTGGCGGCCGCTCATGGATATGCTGTTCAACCAGGGCTCGGGCGCCGTACTGTGCTTTCCGTCCGCCGCCGGCTGGGAAGATTTTCCGAGCTACGTCGACCAGAACGGCAAGGTCAAACGCCAGTTCTGGGCCAACAGCGTCAAGCAGTCGAAGAACACCTACGACGATTACCTGCTCGACTGGAAAGCGCGCCAGGTGCCGATCACCATCCGCGTTATCGGCCTCGACCAGGCGTTGCCACTGCTCGGTCCAGGGCACCGCCTCGACGGGCTGATCGTGCGCTCGCAGTACGCGCAGGAGGACCTCGAGGCGCGCGGCTATCGCTGGCGCTTCGGTGGCGGCCACGTCGGGCCCGGCTACGACCCGGACTACATGAGCCAGTCGCGCGGCTCGTACCCCAAGTTCACGCTGTACGAATTGTGGCGGCCAGGTTCAGTCGTCTACTACATCGGCCAGGGCGTCACTGGCACGCCGGCCATCGACGGCTCGAACCTGACGATTGCCCAGCGGGTGAACGCGGGCGGCTCGACCGAGACTGCGGCGGTCGACCTGGCGGCCGACTTTGGTATCAGCCGCTTGTGCGGCACGTTCGTGTGGGGCTGCAATTTTGCCTCAGAAACCGATCCTGACCGGCGTGGTGTGCCGTTCCTGTGGCCGTTTTTGAGCGTCTTGCAGGGCATGAACAACCTGGCGACGGCGAAGCTCGCCCATAGCTGGCAGCACGCGTTTGGCGGCTGGTTCATCCCTGCGAACGCCGATGTCTCGCCCGACTTGGTGCTCGAGAACGGACGGCCGCGTGAGATCGACATCCAGCCGATGAAGGCGCAATACGTGGCCGGCACGCCCGTGCCAGCCAGCCATCCCGGCACTAACAAGGACGTCGACGAATTGATGGGGCTGATGCTCGGCGCGGTGCACGAGGAAGCACCTTCGGCAGCCGCCGGCGGTGGCCCTGGCGCGACGTCGGGGCATGATCGAGCCCTAATTCGCAGCATGCTGCAGGACGTCTATGACGACGTCCTGAACGGTGGTTTGCAGGCGATGACGTTCGTGGGCTCCATGGCCACCGAGATCGCCGACCGCATCGTCGACAAGTACGACGTGACGGTGCCGGTGTACTGCACGGTGCAGCCCAAGGGCATGCGCCAATCGGTGCGCAAGGCGCTCGAGTTGACCCAGGACATGACCCAGGGCGTGTACGACTACTGGGCAGACTATCCGCCCGAGGAAGGCGAAAACCTGCCGTTCGCGCAGATGCTCATGCAGTGGTCGCTCGAGGGTCGCATCCCGCTGCGCCAGGCGCTCGAGAAGGGTCTAGGCGATGAGTCGCCGGACGAGACGATGATCGAGATCCAGACCGAAAAATTGTTGTTCAGCACGCCTCAGGGCCAGAGCTACCTGTTCCAGCTCGTGGGCAAAAAACTCGATGACCAGCGCATGGCGCAATTGTTTGCAGCAGTGCAGGGCGGACAGGCGATGCCCGACGGAACGCCGACGGCAGCATTGCCCGGTGGCGGGCGACCTACCGGCCAGTTGCGAGGCACGCAAGCTCCACAGCCGGTGAACAGCGCGATTGGTGGCATCATGGCGGGGGCAATTGGCGCTGGGCCGATGCGTCAGGACGTGCTCGCTTCCCAGCAAGCGGGCGCGATAGTCGGACCGGGGGCCGCAGCACCTCCGGGTGGATAGCCTGCATGGCAAATAACGGCAATGGCAGCAGGATGCCAACGATCGGCGATCGCACCGATCAGACCAGTTACCCGCGCTCGGATGCCGGGCGCATCCCCAGTCGCGGCGACACGTCGCTAGCGGTGGACGACAACTGCAACATCGCCAACTTCATCGAAAACCCGGACGTGTTCAACGCATCGCCGGCGACGAAGAAGAGCTACAGCTGGAATCGCGGCGATACCGGCAACGCGACCTAGTCGCCAATGTCAACTGAGTTGACCACTGTGCTGCTCCGCGTCAGCGTCGAGGCGGCAGACGAAGAGGTCGCCGAAATGATTCGGGGCTGGCTGGCTGAGTTGAGGCTGATCGCTGAAGCCTCACGCGGCAAGATCATCGTTACCAGCAGAAAAGTGGAGATGGCGGGCTACACCCCAATCGGGAACTATGGCTGAGCGGCGCGGCCGTATCAATCCGCGGACCGGCAAGCCGTGGACGGCGGCTGAGGATGCCGCGGACGACCGTCGACGCGGGATTCGCGAGGGAAGTCCGAGGGACAACGCGCTCGATAAAAAGCGCGGCGTGCCCGTCAAGAAAGGCAAATAGCCATGGCCGAGAAGTGGATTCAAAGCGCCATCAAGAAACCGGGTGCACTGCGCGCGCAACTCGGCGTGAAGGGCGATAAGCCCATCCCGGCCAAGAAACTGGCGGCCGCTGCAGAAAAAGGCGGAAAGCTTGGCCAGCGCGCGCGCCTCGCTCAAACGCTGAAAAAACTCGGCAAGTAGGAGGTCGTTATGCCGCGTACCCCGAAAGCACCCGCCGCTCGAGCGGCTCGAGCCGCTCCGCCACGCATGGCGCCGGCCCCTCGAGCAGGACGCGCCGCGCCTGCAGGGGCTGCACCTCGCATCCCGCGCGCACCACGAATCGCGATCGGGGTCGTGCCGCGCATCACTGGCGCCGCGACGCGCGTGCCGCGCATTCCGCGCATATGACGCGGCGCGAAGCGGAGAACGGGCCGAGCAATGCCGGCTCACGCGCCGGGCCCAACAGCGAGCCGGAGCTCGATCGCCTGGCACGGCTGAATGCCAGTCTGCTGCCCCCACAACCGGGCATGCTCGAGGCCGATCGGCACAGTTATCCGTGCCCGCCGTGTCGTGTGCACCGTGGCATGACGCCGACCGGTGGCCAGGGCGGCGGCTATTTGCACGAGCGACTGCCGACGAAGAACGGAAACGGCAACGGCTACTAGTCCATGCCGCTGATCAAGAGCGCCTCGCCGAAGGCAGTCGGCAAAAACATCAAGACAGAGGTCGCCGCTGGTAAGCCAAGACGCCAGGCGATCGCGATCGCCCTCAACACGCAGCGAGAGGCGAAGAAACGCGGTGGCCGGTCAAAGTAGCGGCGACATCCTGCAGCGCACCGTGGACGCGTTCGCCTCGCGCGTGAACGAGTACGCCCAGGGCATTGCCGGTCGCCTCGGGCAGCCGCAGAGTGGCACGGAGCTGAGCAAGGACGAGGCAGTCCAGCGCTGGAATTTTTCGCCACTCGGCTCGACGCAGGCAGCAGATCAGAAATATCACCAGCTCGTTGCCAGCGGCATGCCGCCGGGTCAGGCGCTCGACCAGGTCTACCCGATGCGCGGCTCGCTGTTCCGCGGCGCGCAGGACGTGAATGACGCGATCAGCACGGCCAAGCAGGTCCAGGGTTGGGCCGCCGAGGCCTCGGGCCAGCCAGTGCCCGAACCACCGCAGACCTCGACCTTGCCGATGCTCATGGCGGCGCAGCGCAACGCGCAGCCCGCGCTGCCTCGCCCGGCGCTGCAGCAGCCTGTTGCGCCGCCGCCCGGAGCTCCACCACTCGCGCCACCAGCCATGGCGCCACCGCCGGCTGCAACAGTGTCTTCACCACCACCCATGCCGGCGGCGGCGCCGCCTCCGCCTGGTCTCGCGCAACTCGCGTTGCCCCTGAGTAGCTGATATGGCGATCGATCCGAACGATCCCAACGCGCCCGCCTTTGGTGGCCAATCGGCGCTCGGCTGGTTGGCAGGGCAGATCGGTCAGTGGCTGCAGACACCGCAGGGTCAAGCCACGGGCGGCCAGACCGATCCCAATGCGCCGGCGTTCGGTGGGCAATCTGCGCTTGGCGCGTTCTTTCAGTGGCTGCAGTCCCAGCAGCCGCCGACGGCGCAAGCGGCAGCACCCACGACCACCGAACAGCCCGCCGCGCCCACAGTAGCCGCTCCCGCTGCGGCTTCGCCCACGCCCGAGGTGCGCGCTG